GGTCTGTACTAAACTCCTCATAATGCTGCCTCAATCTTCTTTTCAACTTACTTGCATATCTGCCAGAAGACAAAGCTGCATCTATTCTGCTTCTTCCAAAATGGAACTTGCATCGCCCCTCATACAAATGCTGTGTACCATATCCTGCAACATGACTACAATACTCATCCTCCTTGCCCAACTCAGATATTGGTCTGAAACAAGTATATATTGTATCTACAATGTAAGTCTCTCCGCCTATTGTATTTCTGAGGACAAATATCTCATTTATCTCATCAACCCTATAACCCACTATTACCATCTCCTCAAATTTACTTGCGCTGCAAATTCTGTAACCTTGCAATGCAAACCTGCAACATACTTGGAAGAATTATTCACGGTATTCTCTCTTGTATGTACTTATCGAGATCTTTGAAATATTTGTCATGTGACATCTCATCATTTCTTCTACTTGTAGCCCTATATCCTGACGAATATCCTCCGCCAATTATCTCGCATCTCTCATTATCTACAGATTTAATGGAAATAAACACCTTCTCCAAAGCCATGATAAGATTGGTCCAATCATCTGCTTGAATTTCTATAGAAAGTACAAACTTTCGCTGAGGCTCCTCTTGCATAATTCTCCTCTACTTGGGAATGTAATGTATATCCAACATTCCCTCCACCCACTTTCTTGTCTTAGGATGGAGGATTATCTTATGACGATTGGCCATATACCACTCCTGAGTGTTGTCAGTTCCTGATTGGGCCTTTCCTGCGCCTATCCAATCTGCCAACATTTCCTTGCGATACTTGTCAGGAATTGGAAGAATTGTGTTAGGCTTTCCTGGAATTATCCAATGCTCCCAATGGTGAGGATTATGATGGATATGATGAAGCCAAGCTCTCTTGTACCTATGCTTGGCAATTTCCGGAAGTTTTGAAGAAGAATAAAACTTGGTTGCATAAGCTGTAAACTCTGCAGGTGAGAGCTTACTAATATCATGAAATAATGCTTGCAGTAGAGGCACTTGCAACTTTACACATGCCTCAAACACATAATATTTATGAATTATCACATACTTAAGGTACTTAAGTTGCTTCATCGGAAATATATCCTTCGAAATGTGCCTTCAAATAATCCTGCGGATTATCTTGCACCCAAGTTGCGGCATGAGGTAAATTTCTAGATTCTAGGAATTTCTTCACCTGAGATACATGCAATGGGCGTGCAAATTCCGCAAGTTCTATGGCTTTCAATCCTTTGTACACTTCTTTAGGCACAACTATTTGTGACATTATTCACTTATCTCCTTGGAATTTTATTTGGCAATTTCTAAATGCCGAATGTGCAAGAGCTGCCTTCTCTCCTGTAATTAAGTACAATTCCGGAAGCAATGTGAATTCATGCAATCTAGCCTTGGAAATTGCCAAAGGATAATAAAGCTCGCACTTCAATGACATGCATCTCATATATGTTGCAATTGCATGATATGCAACATATGCTCCAGACCTATCCAACGGATACCACAATTCTAGAGTTGCTATAGTTCCTCGGGACTTTCTACTTACTTGTTCAGATATGGCTTGTTGGATATATTCGGCCATATCCTTGGCAATTGCTGGATGTAATGATGGAAATCTCAGTTTAGCATAAGATCCAACATCTATTGCAGAATCTGTAACATGTGCCACAATGTCCGAACATATTGCACTGTTCTCTTGCAACTCGGCATGATCGCGCTGCTTTCTGAGGAAGTCTATCATGCAATTTCTCAACACTGAACTTAAGAAATTGTACAATGACGATCTATCGGGAGAAAACGAATTGGAAGTGGCAATCTTCTGCAACTTAATGTGAGCCTCTTGTTGCAAGTCATCCTTATGGGCAGAGGACACCGAATTTGCAATTGTGGCTATCAGTGGAGCTGCCAACTTGTGCAAATCTTCCAATTTGGTTACATCACCAGTATGTATATAGTTAAGGTACAAATTTTCTGCCAGATTGTTGTCAAAGATCAATCTTCATCACACCAATAACAGTGAAGCATCAATCTTACAAATTCCAAATATGTGTAAGATTGGAGGAGGTAATCCAATTGCGTAACCATCCAATATTCGTCAAGATGGGACAAATACAAGACCGGAGATAGATTCATATTATGCAGAAATTCAAGACTATGGCCAGGAAATGCGATATAATCTGGAGCATAATTGGCTGAGAATATCAGGAGCGGATACTTTTCCTGATTGGACATGGATTCATCTTCATCCACTTCCCTCTCTACCTGCTTCACCCAACTGTAGAATTCGCCTTCTCTCTTGAATATTTGATGAAATTGCCAAGATTTGGTATTCTTGCACTCCACTGTAAATGGAAATGATAAGCCGGACAAGTGAAGTGCCAATTCATTTTGCTTGGGCTTTATGTCCCCTGCTGTACCTTGCCAAGCACCTGACATGGGTGTCCTTATTAGCTCAAATCCGCACCACTTCGACAATATTTTGGCAATTTTCCTCTCATACACTTTGCCTTTATTGGATGAATTTACAGCCATAAATTATTGGTCCCATTTCATCCAATTATTTGCATTCCACTGTCCTGAGGGATAAGGTTTCATAGCAAAATCTGCAAGATGTATGATGATCGTTTCTCTGGAGACTGTCAATTCCATGCGATTCTCATCCAACAATTTGCCAGTAGTGCCATACATCAATATTGGAAATCTGTCACTTTTGCACACCACTTTGTTACCTTCGCCCGGATAGCCTCTGATCTGCCTATCTCTATTCGGAAATTCCGGGACTGTTCTGGAATTCAGATATCTATCTGATGGCATATGCTCATTCCTCCTCAGACACACTCAGAGGCTCTCTGAGCGGCGCTATGGCTGGAATTCGGGTGAATGCACCTAACTCGCCATGCAGCACCCTCTCAGGACTTCTGAGTGGTGTGAACTGTCCGTAAAAATCGGGATCCAGTAAGCTGACAAATCCGTGAGACATTAGAAATTTCTTAACTTCTCTGAAATCATAAGTTTCCCACTCTTCGAATTTGGATAATAGTGCGCTGCCGGCTCCGCACAAATCATGGTCCAACCGTATGGCCTTCATCATATTGGCAAATCCGGTCAGCCCAAATTTGGAAATCTTCTTAGCAATTCCTGCAGGCATGGGATCGGCGTCAGGATTCTTACCAGTGGCAACATTAACCATATTGCTTGCTGAAGCTCCATAGGTTTGTAGCAATTGTTTGGCCCATTTATCACCTATGCCCATGCAACCTTTGAGATTATCTGAAGAATCCCCAACCAAACATTTGTAGATTAAATATTCTTTGGGGTCTACTCCAACATAAGAATAGAAGGTTTGCAAGGTTATTATCTGATCCTTTATAGGGTGATAAGTGTGTACATCACTGGCAACACACTGCAATAGGTCTTTATCGGAAGACACAATAATTTTCAAATAGTCGCCATGAAATACTTTGGCTGCCTTAGCTATTAAGTCATCTGCCTCACAATTGCGCTTTCGCACCGAAGACACTCCCAACTTAGGAAGAAAGTTGTGCAGAATTCTAACTTGTCTGACAAAATCTCTATAGGTTTCGTCATCGGAATGGTCTCTACTGGCCTTATATTCGGGTTGCGCCTCTTTCCTGTATGCTGGCACTCCGCCATCCCAACAAGCCACAACAACCTTAACATCGCCAAATTTTCTAATTGTCGAAGACAGTACTTTCAGGAATCCAAAAAGCACCGATACATCTTCACCGTTGTGGGAAAGATCATAAGCATATCGGCACCTGTAGGCCAAATTATTAGCATCGAACAATAAAATATTGCCAATAAATCTAGGAATAGGGTCATCTTTTCCAAAAGAAAAGTCAGATTCGCGAAATTGATTCGTGCTTCTGCCTGTTTTGGCTTGTCTAGCTATAGCTATGTGCTTGGCAGCCCTTATCACATATTCTGCAGGTGTGTCATCTGGCACCTGCTCATAATCCTCTTCGATAACCTCATAGGTGATATTACCAACTACAAATTCTCCCAGGAATAATTTCTCAGCCATATGCACTTTCCAATAATTCCGCTATCTTGTCATAATGATCATCGAACACCTTGGAGAATGTTTTCTTTTGGAATTTATGCTCTTGTTTGCCTAGTTGCAAAGTGTACCACCCCTTTCCTTTCAGCAAGTCCAATTCCTTCAGCATATTGAATGCACATTCGGCCTCATCTATGCCATAATCATAATATACTGGCAATAAAGTGTGCCTGTAAGGTGGTCCAAACCTATTCTTCACAACTGTCGCTTGGGTTTGCACACCAACGATTCTCTTATTACTTTCTTTCAACTTGGCCCTATTCTGTAATTCTATTCTCATGGTGGAATAGAAGCCTATGGCCTTGCCACCATAAGTTGTAGCGCCATCACCGAACATAACTCCCAACTTTTGGCGAGTTTGATTAGTGAGCACAAGGCATACATTGTTACTGGCAACTTCTCTAATAATTTTGCGCATTGCACCAGAGATAGATCTGGCAGCTGTAGGATAATTTCTGGCTTCATACGAATCAGCATCTAATTCATCCATAGTCGCAATAGAAGCCACTGAATCCCAAACGAATGTCATCAAGCCATCTTTGCCTATATGCTTATTCTTAAAATCTATTAGCTCTATTAAAGCCTTGAATACCTCATCCACAGTGTTGGGAGCAATATATGCCAATTTATCATTATCTACACCCAAATCCTTCAATCTGTCTGGGTCTAAGGCGGATTCTGGATCGGCATATACGCTGAATCCGCCTTGCTCTTGAGTGGAAATAATGGCTTGGGTGGCCAATAGAGTCTTACCTGTGGAGTTGTCTCCATATATTTCAGTGATTCTCCTGACAGGAAATCCTCCATTCATGATAATGTCCAGAGGCATTATACCTGTAGATAACCATTGGCTGACATGGCACAGAGATTCAGGATCTGAGAGCTTGGTTACAGATATTTTAGCATTCTTTTCCGCATCTGCAATTAAATCTGCAAGGCTCAATTTATCAGTCCCTCTTTCTCCAATCTCTCAATAAATTGGGTTAATTTGTCCACAACCTGATCCTCAGCAATCTCATACAACTGATCAGCCTTCTCTTCGATGCTTCTTGTAGTGGCAGTATCTTCTATCTCCACCTGAATATTCACATTACTGTAATTTCCAACATTTAAGCGCATGCCTGCAGTTATTCGTACTTGTTTAGGAACTATAACAACCTTATTCATAATTATTTCCTCCTTCAAATGCACAGAGCAGGATTCGAACCTGCGAACATCGCATCTGATGGTTCACTCACCCTCCTAATCGATGCGACAGCTTAAACCACTCGCTCACCTGTGCAAATGTTCCATGTCGCGACTCTATGCCGGAACATGGCAACATAATGGACCTTGGAAGATTCGAACTTCCGCATTACCATAAGGTCCAATACTTCTTATTTCTTAACCATCCCAAGAATTTCCACGTTGTTGCTTGATGATAACCTCCTTAATATTTGCCTAACGCAACTGCCTAGTGACGAGACGAACGACGTGACCGCTCGCGACGAATGGCTGCGCCAACTTCGCCACCGCCATTACCAGAACCTTGAGCCTGTAGGTCATAGGATGTGGTCGAAGCATCAATGCCATATTCACTCACCATGCGCTCATAGGGCATCAACTTTACAATCACACCCTTGCCCAGATCATCATCCTCTTCCGGATCATCGCTCAACATAACCCAAGATAGATCCGCCGCATTTTCGAAAATTTCATCTGCTTTGTCCTCATTGGCATGAAGAGGAGATTCCAGTCGACGGGCAGCAACTTCATATTCTGTCTCCAAGCCAGTGCCTCTGCGAGTGAGAATGAGATCAAATCCTTCGGCCTCATCTACAATATCCCCATAGTCCGGATGATCGATATAGTTGATAATGCTCTGGAAGATGGTGCTGCCAGGAGTGAAGATGTATGGTCCTGTTCCTGTATTTCCTCGCTCATCATCCTTATCTCGCACAACAATATTCATCCAATATCGCTTATTGACTTTGGTCTTACTGGCCAAGGCTTTGTCATCCTCGGTGCCTTTCCACAACCTGCTGACCATGTCACAGATAGGGCAATCATATTCTCCGGAAGTGGTAAATTTTGGGCACTTTACAAATTTACCATCCGGCAAATAGTGCTGCCCTACTTCCTGGAAGAAGAATTCCATTTGACCAACTTCCGGAAGTATGCGAATCACTGAATCTCCTGCAGGCGGCTTCCAGAATCCCTCATTACCTCCGCCACCACCTACATCCATCTGCCCTAATTTCTTGCGAAGTTTACTCAATTTGTCGTTTGTTGTTGCCATTATATTCTCCTTTGAGACTATTTGCCTATGTGCCTAATTGGCTATGCGGCTTTGTCTACTATATATAACTGGTTTAATATCAGTCTTCGCCATTTCTTGTTCTTCTCAACTTTTCCTTGGTTTGCAATAGTTGCATATTTGTAACATCGAATTCTTGTCGCAATGTTGCTCCTAAGGAGATTAACATATCTCCGCGCTGCTTCATGGCATCAGTCATGGATTTCAATACTTTGTAATTCTTGAGTGCGGCATTCTCCTTCAACTGCGCCTCGATATATTCCTCATCGGATAATACCAGAGATCTTATCTTACCTTCAGTAAATTTCTCATTGGCCTTTGCCAACTGGTCCCTATAATCCAACTCTATGTCCGCATATGTGCGCTCTCTGTGCTGTTTGGCTTCCGTATAGACAACTTCTGCTACTGCTGCTCTAGACCCTACAAATGCCAATTTAGAGGCTTGAGTGGCAAATGCTTCACTTAGTTGCGCCTCCTCTACAGCATACAATTCGCCGAATGATACTTTCCTACCTTCTACATCTATGGTTAATTTATTAAGTTCATCCATACTATGGTCACCCCTTCTTGTGCTTCTGTAATTCTTCAACAAAATGTGCCAACACTCTGTTCATGTATTGCATTTCGTGCGAATTTGCAACAATTTCTGCCACTTCCTCCTCAGTTCTGCAAACACTAGGTTTTGCCTTGAATAATCTCTTTGCAAATACATTCACCTGCCCTTCAGTAAGATCACTCACATTATCTGGCAATGCAAAAGGCAGATTGGAAATAATGCTCGGAAGTTCCGATTCCATCTCTGCCATGAGATCTAACAACTTGTCTATCTGTTCTGTAGTGGCTCTTCTCCGCCTATTAAATCTGGGCAAGCCTGCTGACTCCATAATTATAGACTTGCTTATCTCGTTCTATCATAACACTGCTGGCACCTTCCTGCAATGCTGCCACTCCTGTGGAAAATACACCTGCAAATGGATCAAATGCTACATCTATAAAATCTGCATACATGCGAATGTATTTGCTCAATACCTTCACCGGCTTCTGAGTTTTGGAAATAGCCTTGCGAGTTGCAATATGCCTGATTCGCTCATTGCCCATGCAAATGGGAGATTGTATGAAATTATGCATCTCATTTTGCCCAAGCCAATTCAACTTCGCAGATCCTCTAACAAAATGCAACAGCCATTCGCAAGATGACACAGGAGTAGTTTTGCGAAATTTAGGTGCAGGATTGGTCTTGTGCCAAGTGTGGATTGTTTGCAACACATAGCCTAATTTCTCCATAACCTGTATGTGTGTGGTCAGGCTCTGCCAATTCATCCACCATACAAACACAACACTATCTTCCTGCATAAACGAATTCAGATGAATTAGCCAATTTGTGACAAATTGAGTGTAGTTGGATATATGATCCCAATCGCCAAAATCTAACACAATATCGCTTCTACCTTGTATGGAAATATCAGAAGCACTTATGTCCATGGGAGGATCTGCCAGCACAAAATTAAATTTTGGTAAATCTGCAGAAGACATATCGAAGAAATCTGCATTATAGTGTTTACAATATGCCATGGGCTACATTATACCTGTATTTGGCTACTGGCGAATCTAATGGGCACACACAAGGACCGCAATTAGGGCACACCCCTATTAGTTCACCATTATCAACATAAGTTCGTTCTATAGAATTGCTGAAGCATTTATCACACTCCAGAGGGTCATCTTTCATGCCATAGGTGCCATAATGAGTGCCAATCTCAAAATCTGCCTTGAGAGGCACCTTCAGCCATCTGAAATTTACAGATGGCATAAATTTTTTGGCATACTGAGGCACATTTTCCATTATTTCTTTCTGCAAAGCCATAACAGCTGTCAACTCGCCTGGATATATATCTGTGACCAGGGAATCATGCACTGTGTTCACCAACTTACTCTTCATCTTCTGTTCTTGCATCTTGCGGTGAATTATTATCATAGCTACCATCAAAGTATCTGAGGCAGCGCCCTGTATGGGCATATTAACAGCTGTACGTTTTGCATCATTGGCAATGGCATCTATGTTGCTTGTGATGTCTGGCAACTTCAGCCTTCTGCCAAATGGCGATTCCACATATCCATTAGACTTGAGGAATTTTATAGTTCTGGTATGATAACCGTGCAATTCGGGGAAAGCGGCAAAATACAGTTCAGTTATGCGCTGAGCTTCTGATTCGGATAAGCCATTGATGCGATACAATCTGTACAAAGTCCACCAATTGCCCAGATACAACAAGCTCCAGTTACACCACTTGCCTCTATATCTTTCGAACTTGGTAATCTCGGATTCCGGCTTTCGATAAATAAGAGACGACACATATCTGTGAACATCTCCTCCCCTGTTGAACACATCCACCATTCCCTGTATGCCTGCAACCGAAGCCATAACTCTCAACTCCATACCGCTATAGTCTGTCATGAGCAGGCAACCGCCTTTCCAGGTATGTGTGAAAGCATTCTTAACTGGTAAGTATTGTAATACTGTGCCAGGATTCTTCTCTACTGCTGGAATATTTTGCAAATTGGGTCGACTCGAGGCAATTCTGCCAGTCTTGGCGCCACCTAGTGTGTAGGTGCTTCTTACTCTGCCATCCGGCTGATACCAGTCTTTGGCCTCATTGAGCATAGCATTGAACGTTTTCGACAAACAGGTCGATAGCAATTTCCAATGCAGGTAATTCTTCAAGAAATTTGTATCTTCTCCTGCATTGTCAAGATCAAACTCTAATTCCTTCAAAGTGTCTTGCTTTATGGAAGGATTGCCTGTTGGTGTTCTAGCCAGTACAACATAATTCTTCCTGTCATACAATATCTCGCCTAATTGTTGCGAAGAGTTAGGATTGAACTTGAATATCTGCCTCTTAGCTCTTTTGGTTTTCTTGGCATGTTCAGCATCCAACTCGGCCTGCCGGCAGTGCACATAGTCAGCAACTTCCGGATCTTCTAATAATTTCACATATACTTGATCTTTTATGTGCTCATATATGGCTTTGTATCTGTGAATGATGCCATAGTCTAACTTGAATCCTGTACTTTCTATAACGCCCAACACATAATCTGCAGGTACTATCATCTGCTCATACAACGATTGCTGGGCTGGAGTTAATTGACTGAATAAGTTGCTGTGCAACATCCAAGTGGCTGCCACATCTTTGCCTCCATAGGGCAATAAAATGTCCAAAGGTATGTTGCCATAATTTCCGCCTGTGTCATAATTAGCTTCATCATGGTCGGCTATATAGTCCTGCAATTCTTTGTCATAGTCGAACATACCTAAATGCAAGCCAGCTAGTCTTTTCAGCCCATGCTCTTTGTAATGAGCATTCAATAACCTGGACAAATGAAAAGTGTCGCCAAACTGAAGAAAATCTATGCCCAACAACCGCCTGGTAAGTTTGCAATCGAATTTGGTGTGGGTTATTATTCTGCAATTGTTAAGTACTTTACCCAATATAGCCTCAACGGCAACTAATTCATCATTTGTCCACCAGGCTTCTTGATGATGTAACGGAAATGACCAAGCCTTAGATCCATTCGCAAACGCAATGGAAATAACATCATTATCTTCCGCCATTTCTTCCTTGCGAATGGTCTCGATATCATATGCGACCAATTCATCAGACGACAGAAGTTCCTCTGCCATTTCTTCCAATTCATCTACATATTCCGGATAGATGTACTCATAGTCGGCATCTGCTGCTTTGAATTTCTTACCTTCTGCAGCATCTTTGGCCTTCTCTAAGGCATCAAACCATTCTGCCAGTAGATCCTCTCTGCCTCCATTACGTAAAATGTATGCAGGATGATAGGCTGGCACATAGGTATGATCTTCTCTGTCCACAACTTGACCATTGTAATTGGTAATGCCAGACACACCCAATACGGACTTAAGCGGAGCATTGCCCATCAACATGATTACATCTGGGGCATACTGCTCTATTTCTTCCTGCAACAACTCGGAACAGCACGATATTTCTTTTGTGTTCGGAGTGCGATTATTGGGCGGCCTGCATCTGACAGAATTGGTAAATCTGACCATATGCTGCATATCCAATATGTCAAGAGCCTCTCTAAGTAATTGACCAGAACGTCCTGCAAACGGCTTGCCCTGTTCATCTTCTTGCGCTCCTGGTGCTTCTCCCACGATTAAAATGCTGGGATATTCGGCTCCATTACCTTCCATGAATGGTGTTAGGCACCCTTGCTTATGCAATTTACACTTCAGGCATACATCATACATTATGGCAAAACTGGAATAATAAGGTTCAATAATCGGCCCAACTGTGCTTGTTCCGAACCTGTGCCTGCAAATATAGTGCAATCGACATTATCATATTCATCGTTAAATTTCTTCAGATAGGCAACTCTCAACTTATCCCAGGTAATCATATTCTCCTCTTGGTCTTCATAAGGTCTGGATCTATCAACAAGAAATAGCATGGTCGGCTGTTCTTGTCCTATATTGCACCAAGCACTATGTTCCAACTTCAGTGCATTATCTAACATCACAGGATCCGCACCATACACTACACCGTACACCCAGGTGGACCACCAAAATCTGTCCAATATGACAGTCTGCCCAGTTTGTAAGTATTCCTGAATAGGTCCATAAATGGCTTCGATATGTGCAGTTATGTGCAACAGCTGTAAGCACTCCGGAGGCACATTACCATTAATGCCATACTTCTCCATATTGTGGTGAAGATCATAAATGTGAGCACCTAGTGTTCCGGACTGCCTGCCCGGAAATGCATAATATTTCGCACCTAATTCTTCGCACAACCCTTTGGCCAGGGTGGTCTTACCTACATTGTCCGGACCTTCCAACACTATTAAAGTCATATGCTTCTCCTCCTCTTATACACCCCAGAAATTGTCACAGGATGCCTCTTCTTGGGTATGGGTGTTCTTGTTCTCTTAGTAGTTATGTCTTTTATGGGCATATATGCATGTAAATATACTGCATCTACAATGGACCACTTAACTCGTTCCACTTCCATATCTTCGCCCATGCCTATCGAAAGCCTGTTATTAGGATGAATGGAAATCTTTCTCGGCCAACAGCCCTTAAATCTGAATCTATAGGCTGCCAATGCAGCAAGCATATTGCTGAGAATATCCATCTCGTCGAAAATTATCAAGTAATACAACTGCTCATCTGCCATGTTCAATCTGGCACTCTGGTGTTTGTGCTTTTTGTCTGTCATAATATATTAAACTAGTCCCTCGGGCGGGTTATATTTCATCCGCGGACGTCCTTCTTTCAACCTTGTTCGCATGTATTTGTCAAACTCGCATAAGGAATGCTCTATGTCTCGCATCTCCAGTGCTGGCACATGATATTCCAAGTAGTCGGGAGACATATCCAACAGCTCTCTCATCGCTTGCACATACTCATGCGATTTCATTGATTTCTTGACAAATTTAGTTCCTTGCTTCGCGGACACAGCATGCCCTAGCAATCTGTTTATGCCACGCATTGCTCCTGGTCCAGGATTTGCCCAAGTCATTATATCGGATGCTGTATTCAGATATCGAGTGTGTCTAAGGTCCGTCACCACTTCATACGATAAGAAAGGGCCAAACCCTGGCGTGTTGCTGCAAATTCTCTTAAATGCGCCCTCTAGTGTGTCTGATGCCTCATATGGCTCGAACTTCTCTATGTTATCCCACAATGGAGTGAGAACCTTATGTACCACTTGAGTTATTTTGTCTCCTCCTAGTGTGCCTGTAAGCATATGCGCATTGGTGAATATTCTCTTGCCTTTTGCTTTTCTTTCTCGAAGTAGTTTCTCAACTTTGTGCGGATCCCAATGCTCAGTGTACCCTATTGCCGCAGCCGTTTCTAACCAATTAAATTGACGATACAGGCAGATATTGAAAAATAATTCCTCATGGTCTGCATAAGGCTTGCGCCAATTTTCCCTAAGCCATATGGTGCCGGTGTCCAATTCTCTGAAAACGTTGGTGAATGAATAGGTTTGTAATATTTCATCATCGGTCCATGGCCATGGCTCTTTGTGCACCTTATATTTCAGATAGATCATGTGTCGCTCATTTATCCAATAGAAAAATAAGTCCAACATTTCTTGTATCATTCGACTGCCTCATCTAATATTCCTAAAGTTTCCAACCACGTCAACTCTCCTGGATTTAATGTTAACCTGCCTTCTTCACTTAATGTGTGCAAAGTTTTGAACATGCCGAATTTATGATACACTATCCTTGCCGACTCTGCCAAAGTTTCTACTCTGTCTGCTTCACTACCTCCACACCCAGCAGTGTTAGAATATTCTGTTAATATGGCCTTGTATTCTAGTGGACTAGAAATGCTGAACAGTAATGTCTTCAACATTTCTAATTTAGGCATATTGTGTTCGTTAATCATCTTCACAATCCTGAAATAGTTCGCACAACTCGATGTCCAACAATTCCACTATATCCTCAGTTGTATCTTCCTCATATACCTCTAAGACAGTATAAGGAATCTTGGCCAATTTTTCACAATTCAGTACCAACAATTCAGCTCTTCTTACCAATCCCACACATTTATCCCACATACTGGCTCTTATCGATTCTTTGTCAACCTTGCGCCGATTTGCCAATCTCGATAACAAAGCCTCTGCAGGTAGGTTGAAATATAATAGAAGAATCTCCATATTGGGATTCTTCTCGTTGGCATATCTATTGCACATTTCTATCCATTTAGGGGTGGAAATCATACCATCCACAATCACAATATCTCTGCAATCGGCACATTCCAAAAATGCTGCCTCGGTGGCTCCTGGGCCAACATTGGCATCTGTGCCCGAATGGTAATTACCTGCCAATCCGCAATTGTCGAACAATGTCCAAAATACTTTGGCTTCTTGCATACCTTTGCGAGTAGGAACAACTTTTAATTCTTTGTGTTCTTCCGGCTTTCCTTCTACAAATGCCTTGGTGGTGGTAGTTTTGCCGGCAGCACCGCCACCCGCCATCAGTAGTGCTATCTGCTTGCTTTGATCCATAGTTAACCTTCGAAAGTAAGAAATAGTGCCACACAGGTTTCCCCATGTGGCACTATTCTCAGCGCATGCTATATAATCCCAACTTACCCTTCGGCAACTGCCAACTTGGCTTCTTTCCGGGCAGCGGACGTGGAATATTTCTTCTTGTATTTCTTGATGTCTTCCGCATCTCGGACGGCCTGCGAAATGCTCATCATTGTGGTGCGAGGCTCTCCGGTGTCCTCATATTTAATGTCATTATCCTGAGCATACTTGACCTTCTCTTCAAATGACATCTTCTGCCAATCCGCTTGCCAGTCCTTATACTCCTGGGTCAGAACCAAATCCCAATAGGCGGCTGTTGCTTTCAACTTTCTTCGGCCTCTGGGTGCTCCGGCTGATGCCATGAATGCTTCTTTGGAATCGGCCTGCCAGGTGACTTTGCCATTCTTAGCAACCGTTTTGGTAATGAACACGGATTCGCCTTCTCTCATGAGATCCAGCAGTTCGGCAATGGGACTTTTCTCGGACACTTCCTCCAAGTCAACTCGTTCCGCTCGCTTGCGCCGAGGAGTATCTTCCTCATCATCGCCCTCATCTTCCGTATCTTCTTCGGCTCTAGGGGCTGCTGTTCGCTTCCGGCGGCGACGTGGTGCCGGTGCCTCTTCTTCCTCTTCCTCAACCTGCGCTACAACTTCCTCTTCCTCTTCCTCTTCCTCTTCTTGCTCTTCGACCTGCACGTCCTCTTCTACAATTTCTTCTTCTTCTTTTGGTGATCTTCGTCGGCGTCGGCGTCTTTCGGCCATTTTAATTCTCCTTATCATTTACAAACTTAATTTTGCAAAATGGGCTTTCCAGGCAATTTATACACTCCGGATGGTTTTCCTGGAATAATAATCCGAAGCATGGCGGCAAACTGGCCACTCGTTCCTCTGCACAATAAACATACACACTGCATCGTTTGCATGCTGGATCTTCATCATCAGCAAAGCTGAAACAATCCGGCAATTTAGGTATGTCGTGCTTTTGCTGAAATTCTTTCAGACTCAGCTGTTTTCCATTCAATCCTCCTTGTTTGACAATGTTGCCATCATCATCCACATAACCTGCAATATACAAAAAATCTTCCAGTAATAATTCCCCTTTAGATTCTTGTCCTTCTTCTGGGGGATTGGGCACACCGGATTTCTTCAACTTAGCTGCAATTGCATCAACTAATTTGCGATTGCCCCACCTACTGGTTGGAGATAGTCCTAAGGTTTCTGCCACAAGTACAAGTTCGCTGGCTTTGAATTCTGATGCTACGTGATCGGTTAAATCTCCCATTATTCCTCTCTTGAAATATATAACTGGTTTATATTCTTAACACAAGAACAATTTCTGTATTCGCTTGTATGCAAGTTTAACAGCCTTCACATCCTCATTCAATGCTCTGGCAACTATGTAAGGTGTAATCGTAATTACCGAAGGATTGGCATACACCCAATCTTTCCTTTTGCGCTGTATGTCTATGTACAGCCTGACACGATCATTGTTGCCCAGTACAGCATTTACTACACGTTTGTCGAATTCCGACAATTGGGCCAGTAGTGTTTTCAACTCCTCTGCTCGCTGTAAGTATATGGCTGGATCTATGGTTTCATAGCTGGCATAGTCGGACATAGATGACATAGTAGAATTGCCGAACTTATCAGCAAATGCAACATAACCTGCAGAATCTGTTGCATCGTCATCTTGCATATCTTGAATCTCATCAAGGGACGCCGAATCATACTGCAATTTTCTGTGAGTGAGCAATGCTTTGTACTTCAGTGTTGCCACCGCATTATTCATGCTGGTTCGGGCCAAAGTTAGAAATTCGTCATAGGGCTTGTCCGCATAAATGGGCAATACCTTGGCCAATACATAAAATAGTTCTGCTGCCAGATCCTCTTTGTTGAGTAGCCAATGTCCCTTTACTTCATTGTGATTGGCATACCAATAAATGAATTTGGCAAGATCATGATATGCTTGGTGCTCACGTTCTTCAAATGTTTTCTTCTTCAGTCCTTCTTTCTGCTTCATACAAATCAGTCCTCCTGATCTAACAAGTTAGGATTCTCCTTCCCAGAATCCAGTTTAGCTTGTGCAAACTTACGAAATATTTCTTTTGTGATCCTATCTGCAACTAAATAGTCTCGGCCTTTCTTACGCTCTGTAAATAAAAAGGAGTGCCAGATATAGCCTGGCAACTTTCGGGGATCTGAGTCATTCTCCATTGCCTTCAACCACTTAGGCAATGCCGCAAGAGGGATATTGTCAACTGCTCGCATGTTGGCATCTAGTAATTCATCCCAAAGAGGATCAGTGTTGCTCATAGTTGTTAAATGTGCCCTTCTTGCTGAATAAAGTCCCTGCGAGGAATCGAACCTCACCACTCCCGAAGGAGCGCACACCCTCACGTCTGAAGGCAGTTGCCCCAGTTCCGTCGAACTGTCTTACAGGGACGTGTCTTTTATTAAACTAGGTTATGATTCAGATTCGTCATTATCAGAATCTGAATCTTCATCGGCAACATCCTCCGAGAGATTTACAACCGTTGCGCCTAATTCGTACACAAATCTACTGGCGGTCATGTTGTTGTCCCTGTAGGATGCCGGAGCTGTGAGGAACACCTTATCCTGCGCCCTGCTCACGCAAACAAATGCTATGTCACGCTCATCCTCGATTCTTGCCATTCCGGAGGTAGGAAGCACACCAAATACTGGCGGAGGAGTCAGTGCGAAAGTGTGGGGCAACAGTCCGCGAGGATCGCCAGCCGAATTGCTGCCTTCGCACCAGCCAACACCAACCATAATTGGCCTCTCAGAGCCTTTGAGACGATGCACTGTACTTAGCACCACATATTCGCCCATATTCCCCTTCTTGGCTTCCTCGGCGGCCTCTGACATCTCCTGAACATAAGTTAAGAAGCCTGCCACAGTGTCATATTCTTTGGCCACATCCATAACGGTTTCGATGTCATCCAGAATATTGCTGTCGCCTTCCTGTTCTATGCTTTCGCCTTTGGCCTTCAGCCACTGCTTGTAGCAATTTTTGATAATGAAGTTGATAACCATGCTGGGATTGCTGGCATATGCCATTTCCATCCGCACGTCATTGACAAAATTTTCCAGATCGGTAACACCATAATAATAACGCCGATTGCGATTAACCGCAAGATGCATATTCCGATATTGGCCTTTGGTCAGTCTTAAGAATTCCGCACCCATCCAGTGATGATGGCAGTAGTTGCCACTTTTGTCAGTATGGCTGGCAGAAGCAATGTTGTACACTCGCTTAAATGCCGCATCGTTGCTGGTGTCATGAGCCAGTTGCAAAAACGCTACAATGTTGGCCACATGGTAATTCTGCCAAAAGCTGCCGCCTGCTATGTTAACAAACTTGATGCCGGCTCGATACAATGGCCCTTCCAGATAACCTAACTGCGCCCGAGTGCGAGCACTCACATAGAAATCACCATATTTGTAGTCGTGTTGGTCAATCTGCTCCTTGATGATATTGGCAACACCTTGCGCCTCTTCTTTGGTGCCATCAAACATCTGGAAAGTGATGGGATCACCTTCGGGAGCATCTTCGCGTGCTTTGGTGGGCTTCATCAGTTCCTGCGGATAAGGTCCGCCACAATCGGAATAATTGCGCTCAATCAGCTTGTTGCAAGCCTCTACAATAGTCCGGGTGGAACGAAAGTTAATATCTAAGAAATGGGTCAACATATCCGGAATATATTGGTGTACTTCCTCGGTCATCAGTTCCGGCTTCGCTCCGGCAAATCGGTACAATAACTGGTCCACATCACCTACTATAGTCAATGCCATTTGTAAATTCCTCCTGAATCTAGTTAAGTCCTACCAACCCCAAACTTGCTGGTGGAAGTGAGTATATGGTGTGTTCTGACCCAATCGTTTGGCCTCATCCAGCAAGTATTCGGCAGCATCCTCATCACCTATATTCAATGCACCCATCACCTGCAAAATGCAACTCTTTTTAAGATGCGAACGTTGGGCAGCATTTAGGTCATTGTACTTTCCGTGCGCATAACTCCATGCTCTGTCAGTACCTTCTAAAATTACCCACAGATGCGGATTCTTCTTGCGAAACTCTCGCAGTAATTTATGAGTTTTGGCTCCTAATTCCTCTTGCGTTTCTGCAGTTTTCATTCGTAAATTTCTCCTTTGGCGTAAAATATACTTTTCCTGCAATAATTATACCTTGGATTGCAGGAAAAGTAAAGTTCGAAACCTTAAAATTGCAACTCGGGAACTTTGTACTGGTAAGAATCGTACACCGCATTTTGTCCTGGGTCCAGGCTCAGCGTTATGAGGATTCTCATGGCTTGGTAATTGGTATCCTGACCTTCATCCACAATAACTTCGGCAAACTGACTCTGCCAGCGAGACCGGAAGGTTGAATTGTGCTGCAGCTGCTTCTCGGTATGGTACAGCATATCGGCAAATCTGAGAAATTTCTTGTTTTCCAGCCAGGAGTCCAAATCTCGGCGGATGCTGTGCAGCCACATCCCAAATTCAACTCCCAGATTCTTCACGAAATAGGCTTCAGATTCTTCGATTGTCAGTCCATGATACTTGCTATTATCCACCCAAGTGAGAATCTCGGAATAGGTGGGCTTGTCTTCATCTTCCGAAACTCGCCAGTATTTCTTCACCAGATCATCGACCACTTTCTTAACTTCCCAATCCTTGGGAACTTGCCAATTGCTGAATCTGCTATCCTTATCCCATCTGGTCAGCAGCCGATAGCACAAGGCGTGGATTGTGCTAATTTGATCCTGCTTGGCTCGAGGACAAGCGGCCTTAATCCGCTCCAACATCTCGGTGGCCATCTTCTTGCTAAGAGTCACCACTAGAATATTATCCGGATGTATGTTCTGGTCGGCCACCAAGTGAGCATATCTGTTTTCCACAACATAAGTCTTACCCGACCCTGGAGGAGCCATCAGTCCAAAATTAGTACCTGCCGGCAGATCTATGGCAGTCTGCTGCGCTTTGGTGGCTCGCTTGCCGGCTTGTTTCTTCCTATTCCTCAGACCTTGCTTGAATGAACTTATCTCGGCATCTATTTTAGTGTCTTCAACCTCTTCTGGCATACCTGGCAAATCATCGAAGGATGGCGATCTTTCACTTCCTCTAGGGGAAAACTTCGAAGGTTTCTCACGTTTCGCAGTAGAGTTAACTTTCCGCACAGACTTTTCGGATGATCTCCCATTCTGTACAGGTGCAACTTCATCGCCCTTGCCGGCATCACATAGGTGAATGCTACTATCGTCTGCATGTACAATTTCTCCTGGCTTGTATGGAGTATCCAGCCATTCGAATGAACCTTTACAATCTCGATGGCTGAAGAATGGTCGGTTTTTGTTTTTGCCTTCTTTCTTAACAAATGCAGCAAATCCTGCAGCGCCACACTTGGAGCAGGTATTCACTGGTCGAACTACTCGGGCAGCTCTGTTCCACAATTCCCGAATCTTAACTTCCATACGCTTGTCCCATCCGGGAGTCCGCTTGGTATATGCATCAACCTTCTTGCCGGCAGCCTGCCAAATCATCTGCGAGGGACGTTTCCAATTGGGCTGGTAAACTTCAACCCAAATGCGGATACTGTCTTTGCCAGACTTGGCTGCAAACCCTGTGGAATCAATGCTGCTATTAACGCGAATTCGGGCATTGGCATTCACAGGAATTATGTAGCATTCCTCATCTTGCCGGCTCTGCCCTTGTTGCTCTAAAGGTTGCCAATCAGGGTGAATGGCAGCCAAGGCTTTCTCAAATCTCTCCTTGCTAAATTTGTCTATCATGTGTAAGTTTCTCCTGTAAATTCTTCTTTGTAATTTCAACTGCAAGGGAATTATACCTCAGAGCACAAGAAAAGTAAAGTTGGAATGAGGAAAATTGCAATAAAATCACAAATGTGCAGATAATTTTAAGGTTTCTTGTTAATTAATTTCTTTCTGGAGGTAATGCATCGCTTGCATTGCTCATCTTCCGGCACATTCTTCACAGGTGATATCTTCCTATAGTTGTAAGGCGATGGCGTTATGCCGCATAATGTTGTGGGTCGTCTTGTGGTGACGGCATCGCTGTGAAATAAATGATATTTGGAATATATCCCTTTCCATCCATCTACCAGCCAGAAACTCCAAAATAATTTCTTCATCTTCTCAACTCATCAAGTAGAACTGCCATGCCTCCTGTAAAAGTGGTTTGAATGACCTTCGAATATTTGTATCCATTTACTCTCTGGAAGATATGCGCATAATTCTCTGTAACCAGCACAATCTTGGAAGCCTCTTGCATACAGGATTCTGAAACATGGGACTTCAATATACTTTCAACATCTTCTGCCACGTCCAAATCCCTGAGCAATTTGTTCTCGTCTGAGGTTACCTTAACAATTGTGACTATCTTTGCATCGGCAATCATTTCCATCCTCCTGCCTTGCTCGCAACTCATGATCCAATTATCGCAATATTTTGCCATATTGCAAAAGGGCCAATACCCCTTATATATTATATAACTATATTATGGGCCAATTGGCCACTATTTCGCATTGCGAATAATGGTCCAATACTTCCAATATTTGCGCATAAATGCGCATTCAGTAATAAGGGTCGAAATATACCGATAGGCTCATGTCAGTATTGCGAGCGAAGCGAGCATGACATGAGCCTAATGTTATATCTCACATAAAAATAACTTAAAAGCATACGCGCACATGAGAGCACGTAGACACGCGCATACGCGCGAGGACAAATTACTCCGCAAGTTCTTCTTCTGCAGAATGCAAATCTGGCAGATCGAGAGGAATGTCATCATCCCAGATAATGTCCAAGGAATGCGCCGCCACTGCGCTGTTTTCTTCTCCCAAACTCATGCGCAAATGAGACGACAGAATAATGTGCTGAGTGATTCCATAAGGTGACGGTCCTTCTTGCAGATTATTCAGCTCTGATTCCAGCTTCAGCAACTCTCGGGCGGATGTGGAACTTATCTCCAAGGTCATGGTCAGTGTGTGCATAAGTTAATTCTTTCCCCAACTTGCAATTGCTTGGCGCAATTCTTTCTCGTAATGATCTCCTTTGTAAGAATTCTTGCCAAAATCTATTATTCCCTCAGACAGCATATCTATGTTCATAACAGCACAATACCCTGCGGATGGAAATACTATGCCTATCATGAATCCTTCTTTGGAATCAATGAATTTACATACATGAAAACCTTCTCCCGAAACTCCATTTCTGTGATAATCTATTTTGTGGACATGTATCTTTGCCATAGTTAATTTCCCATCAGCTTGCGTATGTAATTCACAACCTCATTACCTCTCCAGGTTGGCAATAATTTTCCGGCTTCATCGACCAATCGAGCCCAATCTATTTTGTATCTGTTATATTGGTCGATAAGATCCCACAATCTTGAATTTACATTAGAGGTTGGTTCTTTGTTGTTTGGCATATTATTCTCCTTTCTCGATAACAATATCTGCCAGTTGCCAAGTGAATCGATCCGATCTTTGTTCAGAAGGTTTGTCAAGTTTCCGAAATTCTATGGAAGTTCTGGGAAATGCTATACTGCCTGAACCTGATTTCATTTCTACCATGCGCTTGTTACGTAAAGCATATAAAGTTGCTAAACTTGCATTTAACTCATAAGCCGAATACCATACATCTTTCTTCATGGCATTCAGTACTTTTTGCTGAGTTGGTGACAATTTGGTCATATAGTCGAATTCCTTTCTTATGCGCAGGTTGCGCCTTAGATATCATCCTTAATTTTGATATCATCCCTAATTTTAATAAAACGTCCTTGGGAACATTCGAACAAGAAGTCAGTCAATTCTTTCGCTTCTCTCAGACTCAGAGTAGTGTCGTATCGCCTCGCTCCCTTCACCAGCCCAATCTGGGAAATAGTCCCATCCGGTCTGGATTCGGCATGTGCCAAAATTTTTTGTGCCAAAATTTCTTGTGTCAGTTTGTGCGCTGCCGTATGTGCATTATACAGCCTTATCTCTAGCTGCCATCCAAAAACTTCGAATTTCTTAATCATCTACAGCCTCCTTGGGCAATTTTTCCCACGTCCCTTGCGCTCCTGCCAATTCTGTAAGCAGGCTCATGAATGTGGAATGGGAAGTTCTTAAAACTTCAGGTAAATCTTCATAATCTGCAGTCATGGCCTTCACCCAACTTTTATGGCCTATCAATGCTTCTGAATATGAGTTGTAAATCTCCACAATGATGATGTCGCCATTATTGTAATATGGGCTGGCAACTGCCGTTTCATACACATCGGAATCTCCTGACAATATGGTGGACACCAAGAGATTACCAACTTCATACCTGCCCACCATATTGTCCGGGTAGGATATCATCAGTCTATCACCTCCTCTTCTTTTTTGCCTCTCATCAAATTTACTCGTTCCTCGAGATTCATGGTCTGCGCATGCTTTATCAGCTCTTCGGCAGTTTTGTCGATGGCCACAAGATACAACGCATTCTTGCGTCCTTGAGTTGATCTCACAGTTAGCACAACCGGCTCTCCATTGTCATCTGCCAAGGCAGTGTCTTTGTTCCTATGGGCCACGGCTTTTGCCTGTTCCTCATTTCGCCGGAACTTGGCCACATAGCCCATATCCTCCAAAGCAGCTATGATTGCCGCAATCGCATGCCGGCAAACTCCGCTGCAATTACCCAGGCAATCTTTATGGCCCATACGTCCGCAAATTTTGTGACACTCCACCAGCAGGCCGTTGAAGGTTCTGCGCAGGATAACGCGATTCATGGTGGCTTCGCTGCCTGGTAACATCACGCTCTTTACTCGGCCTTTGGCATCTCTGCTCATAATTTTGCCTAATCTGGCAATCATCTTGGCTTCCAAGACTCTTTCGTTCAGCGTTTTCATGAAATTCCTCCTCTGTTGTGTTTATGTCCTCAACAATGAGTCTTACCGCATAACAGCAAGACTCATTGTTGAGAGCACAAATTTCGTGCTCTCTGCCTATGTTACTACTTCAAGCGAGTTTCTAACTCGGCAATTTCGGCCTCCAATTCGGCAATCTTTCGCTTGTTAATGTCTATACGTTTGGCAACTATCCGCCTGCGGTCCGCTTCGGCCTTGGCCTCTTGTTCCGCATCATAGGCTTCCTGGTCGAATTCTTCCACTTCTACAAAACTCAGAGCCTCGGCTCCAGACCCCAGACTCCAGCGCCCTTCGAACAGATAGAACCAGGGACCTTGTTCGCCGGTGTTCAGATCGCGAACCTCTAAATAGGAGTGGCAACCATACTCGTTCTCATCCTGTAAGGCTTCTAATTGCTTAAAATTCTTCACACCGTAAGCCTTCAGCAATTCCTTGGCGGAATCGAATTTCACACCACCTTCGCCATATTTCTCGTCGCTGCCGGTGAATCCAATAATCTCGTAAATATCAAATCCCTGGTTATACTTGTTATAGCTGGCGGCAACCTTCATGCCTTTGGTCAAACTTTTTGAAGTAATCCGCCGCTTGGCTCTGTATTCTTCATTCTTGCCGATCTTGACCGTGGCCTGCCCTTTGGCAAAAGTTCGCACATACTCAATGGCTCTGCTACTTTTCATCATTCCGCTGCTCAGTTCACTTTTATTAAACTTAATCATTTGTAAATTTCTCCTTTGGGGTAAACTTTGTAATATATTCAACTGCAAAGGAATTATACCTTGGTTTGCAAGAAAAGTAAAGTTGGAATGAGGAAAATTGCAAGAAATATCATGATTTTACAAGATATTTACAAGATTTTAAGGTTTGGTCACCTGTTGACACTTATTTCAGTGCGCGGATATTCCTTGCAAGCTGCTAAATAATTTCTCACAAACACCACCAAACCTTTATGTGTGCCATATCCGTTGGATGGTTCGAATTGTTTGAAATATTGTGGATCATCTTCCAATGCTTCCAATCCTTTTGTGAGGTTGCTAATCAAATCCGAAGCATGCATACAACCTACTTCATCTGGTCTCCACAAATATTTGTACAATCCGGCTTTTTTCGCCATGTCTGCCAAATTGTGCGTTATATTATCGGCATACATCACCTGCTCTTCAATGTATGGCTCTGATGCTATGCTATCCCTTGCCACATGCTTTACATTGATTAAATATATATCTAAGCTCATATCACTCTCCTGTTAAGTAGTATCCTAATTGTCCGTCTGACACACTCAGATGTCCGTCAGACATCCTACCATCTTAAAATGGGTATATATCCCTAATGTCAATCCGGCTGCTTAGGGGCAATCTGAGCAGCCCTGGCTAGTGCGGCATCCCTAGCAGCCACATAACCTGGATGATTATTGCCTCCCCATCCATAATCATTCCACACAAGGGGCAAAGGTTCGTTGCATCGCTCCGTCATTTCTGAAATGGTGTAACGCGCACCGTCAAAATATTCGTTGCCCTCTTCATGCATAGCAGGGGTGGGATCTATCACTTGTCCTGTCGCTGTTCGCAAATATCCATGTTCTATAGGCAAGGCATATTTTGTCACAACTATCCAACCTTCTACATAAATGCAATCTTCGGATAACAGCAACATCGCCTCATAAGCATTTTGCCAACAGGCCTTATTCCTGGCTTGTATTTTGTTTGCCAATTTCTTAGATCGTTTGAGATCCAGCATTCATCTCTCCCTGAATTATCAACTTATACATACATGCTTACAAATTCGGTGATGATATTCCGCAACATGCCTTGCAAATTCTCTCCATTTGCTGCATATTGCACGCATTTGCGAGGCAGCGAATTGTTGATCCAATGCTCTTCCGGCATCAGGTTTAATATCACAGTTTGCAGATTACCATTCCGTCGCTCTTGAATTTTGTTACTTTCCCTGATATCTTTAGGGTGTTCCAACACGGCATCGGAGATTATGATGTCCAGGCGAATAGCCCCAGAATCTGATTCTTCATTCTCCCACTTTTCTATCTTTTCGAATAGGGGATAAATCCAAGTATCCTCTCCGGTGAACATACCATAACGACCCCAATGATCAGCACTTGGTCGAAATTCTTCCAATTCTTTCAGGTTGAATTCATTATCTCTATTGGCATGATATCGAGATTCTGTTAATCTTCTAGCCAATCTACCTGGCTTGTGCCCATCCCAAGAATCTTCATCCAAACTGAACGTAAAGAAACTGGCATATATGTCTTCGGGGTGTTCCTCCTGTAAGGCTCTTACAGCCAAACACAAATTCAAGAATGCTGCCTGAGAAATGTCTGCTATGTTGTTGTAATGCATCGAATTGGATAGATCCAGGCTGACAGTGATCTGCAATTTATTGCCGGCTGCCTCTTGATATTCTTCGCCAAAGCCATAACCTGTGGTGTATGCTTCCACAGGATCGTCCAACCATTCGCCTTGCTTTTGGTAATATATTTCTTTTAATTTCAAGGCTTGTGCAATATCGGACTGCAACATACCTGCTGTGGCTTCTACTTCATTGCGAATTTCTCGGGTTTCTTGCTCTACTAATATCAGTCGTTGGGCTTCCCTGGCTTTGCGATCTTCTGCTGCCCGTATTGCATACTTTCTGTTTTCCTGATCTCGCCAGAATGATAGCATCCACTTGCGGTCCATCTCATATTCTTTGGCGTGATCCAGAATCTCTCCGGAAAATTTATCCCACACAGATCGTCCGCACTTCTTGGTCACAAGTTCTCTGGCTCTATCTCCCCAGTCGTCTTTGTTATATCTGTATGTAGAATGCCTCCAAAATTCGTAAATGAATCGTGGATTGTTTTCTGGCAATCGCTTCAACAGGAACTGGCAATCATACCCGGAATCTTTGAATGATTCTGAAAATCTTTCCCAATAGGATTTACTCATCCCTCGACCTTCATCATCATAGTCCGAATAGCTGCCTCCGCCTCCGCCATAAGATGCTCTGGAATGCTTTACGTCTCCATATGCCATTTGTAAGTTTCTCCCTCAGCTTAATTATAATTATCGTAAAATTTCAGCAATTTTGGTTGCGCTGGTTGTTTTGCTTGGACCTTGTACCAATTTATTATCGACTTCTGACCAAATCCATTGCTTAACTTCAATTTTATTTGGTGACAATCGCTCAAGTCGATAGGCATTATCGCCTACATACACATCCAACATATCAGGATCCGCATTCACTTCATCATACTGCCATCCCTTGGGCATATGTCGTGCAATGGTCTTCTTCAATTCTCTCGTCGTGTTAGGCATTTGTAAATTTCTCCTTGGTATAAACTTTGTAATATATTCAACTGCAAAGGAATTATACTTCAATTTGCAAGAAAAGTAAAATCTCAATAATTATTCTGGAACAAATCCTCGAACTTCATCAATCGCTTTGGCTGCCCTGCGGTATTTGTCCAAGGTTTCCGGCTTGGTGGCCTCATAAGTGCGGAGCAGCTGCTCCTGGTCCGTCACCAGCTTTTGAACTTGTTCTAGGGGTCTTAGCCATTGATCGGTGAATCCTGCCAACTGACTGCCATTCAGGTGCCTATTGGCGCATACGAGTGCCAAAGGTAGTGCAGCATCATCCGGAATTTCCGGGTGATTCAAGGCTGCCTTGCGAATGGTCTTGATGGCAGTTGAACCATCTAGCCCATTGGCCCAGTAAGAACGAATACCTTTGTTGTTGTCTGTAATCCCAATCAACTTCAATCTCTTAATTAAATGCATTAGTAATCTCCTCCTTTTATGACAGCATTCAGCACCGCTTCTGCAGCCTTCAGTTCGACCGGAGAATCTATGACTGCCAAAACTGCCAATCTCAGTGCCTTCTTAACATCACCATTGGTATCATTCCCATTCATCAGTTCCACGGCATCCTTCAGCCTGCGAACTGTGATCTGATAGCGCATACGTCCTTCCTCATGAGCCTGCCACATGGCCAGTCCGAACTTCACCACAACATCGGTCCAACCTTGCTTGCTGATAGGGTCGCCATTAACTAACATGGTTTCTTCCGGCATGCCGTGCGCCACCAGGCGTTTCTGTAATTCGGACTCGCTCAGGAATCCAACCTTGATGGGAAAGAAGCGATCTTTGAAACTCTGGGGCAATGGCTTGGTGCCAATCAGACCAGGATTGAAAGAAATGAACAACCGAAAGTCCGGATGCACTGGATACTGCTTGCCATGGATATTCACAATATGCGGAGTTTCTATGATGCCATTCAGCAACATCAGTGCGGCTGGCTCTGCGGCATTAACTTCCGTTATCAGCGCCCACCAGCCATTCACGGCAGCTGCCGCAAATTCCGCAACTGAGAATCTGGTGGTGCCATTCACTATTTCCTGGGTGCCTACAAGGTTGTGCTTGCGTAAACCTGCATCACCACCCACCACAACCAACGGCTTGCCTTGGGTTGCAGCCAGCTGCATAACTGCCGTGTCTTTACCTACTCCCGGAGGTCCAGCCAAGGCAATGTGCCGCCCACGATTGGTCATCGATTCCATGACGTTGTACCAAGAAGGTTTCCGGAAGTAATCGAATGGCTTGATGACAGGCGGAGCCATCGGCCAGTCGATGGGATCTACATCCGCAGCACCGGAAGTTCCTGCACCTGCTCCGCCTGTCATGTCGGCCTGTTGCACATTCACGACTGTCTGCTGACTGCCGGCAACATCGGTGTACTGTAACTTATATCGACTTTTCTTGCCATCATACGAAACGTTGATGTTGTCGAAAATCTTGTCATACATGCGCAAGGTCCAACCGGCACGTTTCTTGCCGGCAGCTTTTTGCAACTCTTCTTCGGCGTGCCAGCGATTATCCGCCAAAAGCAGGCTCATTGATTTATGAAGTTCGCTGCCTGGTCCTACTCGCAGGAAGTAATCTTTTTTCTCTAAAGGTTTCACGTTATTATTGCTGGTCATTGTTAAGTTCCTCCTGTGGTTTTGTAAGTATTATATTAAACTTGGTCAACTTCATCATACGGAAACAGTACAATCAGCTCTTCCAACTTTTCGCAAAACTGCTCACCATGCAGGTCATATTGCTTCCAATTTTTCCTGCTGAAGCCTTCCTCATTTTGCAGTCGGTGGGCCATCTCGTGCAGTACTATTGCCCAAACGGCTTTCTTGCCTGTCATAGCCTCAAACCTGCACCAAGAATTCTTGTATCCTCTTTCATAGGTGCCCTTGTAACCAAATTTCTGCCACACCGGTGCGACGGTCACGTATTCGGCCCAACCCTTCTCAACTTTTCGGTCGACACCCTCATAACTGAAAATAATCTGGTTGGTGGCTGTGTCGCAAACGCTATTTCGCCGGTTGCGGAAAACAGTCTTGCCCATTTTCAAGTCATAAGCCTTGGCTATATGGTCAACTAATCGTATGGCGTAAGCATACATCGGATTGGCCATAATCTCGGCTCTAATCTTGGCCAGTTTCTGCTCTTTGGTTTTCTGTTGCTTATATTCGGCTGTGGGCTTGCGGCTGCTCAATTCCTGCAAATCAACTCCGCCGGTGGTCCCTTCCCATTCGCCTGTAATTGCGTTATATTTCACGGTCATTTGTAGGTTGCTCCTTTGGGGTAAACTTTGTAATATATTCAACTGCAAAGGAATTATACCTTGGTTTGCAAGAAAAGTAAAGTTGGAATGAGGAAAATTGCAAGAAATATCATGATTTCACAAGCTATTTACAAAATTTTAAGGCTTGAGGAGACAAAAAAAGCCGGAAAGTTCGATATTCTGAACTTTCCGGCTGTGAAAAGGAGGAACTTACAGGAGAGCTGCACTCTCTTACCCTATATAACTAGTTTAGAATCCTAACATAGTTGCCACCTTATGCCCAAAGCCATATCCAAACTCTTTGTAAGGTAATCCATCCGCCGGATCTCCTGCACTGTATTCGCGAATATCAACTTCTTTGCCACGGGCAATTAGTTTGTCGGCGATAGACAACAACAGTGCGCTGGAATTTGTATCTGCATCGAATGCAAGCACAAATTTCTTCACAGGAGATTTCACCAACCTTGCCAACTGCCATTTGGACACATTCTTGCCCAGCACAGCTATGGCATTATTTCCTACAGCTATTGCAGAGAGTGCGCCTTCGCACACATACACAATATCGTACAAATCCAATGCTGAGAAATTGAAGACCCTGTCATGAATGGGCATATCCGGATTCATATACTTTCTGATTGGTGATCTGAGAATAGATCTGGCTTGATAGTATCCTCGTTCTATAGGTATTATCATCCGCAAAGGCAAACTGCCATCAGTGCAATACCCTATCCCATGCCGTGTGATATCTTGCCAGGATAATCTGCTAAGTGCATAGTCTAAAATCATACTATACTGCTCAGAGGGACTTTTCACAGTCAGGGGCATATACCATTCAGGCATGGCACTCACGATGCTCAGAGGCTCTCTGAGTGTGTCTGAGGAAGTGCGAGCCGCCAACCTATCTACTATGGGCACATAATCACGAACAGTTCTGGGATTGCTGATCAATTTTCGCACTTCGGCTGCGCTTGCAGCACCTGTGCATTCCTTAACCAGCGAATAGTGACTGCCCTTCCAATCACATCTAAAGCAATGTGCGACTGGCTTATTCTTGCTTACATACATATGTTGCTTGGTATCCGCAATAGAGCAAAATGGGCAATCCACACGCCAGTCGGAAGTGGTATCCACCACCCTATCGAATTCAGACATCAACCATTTATACATTTGCACTCCTTCATGTTACTCACCTCTACTCACCTCTACTCACTTCTACTCACTAACACTCACCATGACCACAATTCATGCAGGTTCTACAACCTTCCATACGAACTAATGTTGCTTGTCCACATTCGGGACAGAGATCTCCGGAAATAGGAGAATCTTCCGGCAATCCTTCCGCAATGTCATCAGTGTGGGTGCCCATGCTCTTCTCTAAGGTTCTGGCGATGGCATCAGCCATGGAAGATATTCTGTTGGGGCCAAATCCATATGATCTTCCGCTGCCGATATTCTTCAACTGCCCCACGACTGTGCCTATCTTTTGCCATGCCGTTTGCGAAGAGGGCATTCTTAAAATGTATGAGATCAATCTGCCCATAGCCTCGGCCTGTGCCATTAATTCACTTCCTGCCTTGCCTATGTTCAGAAATACTTCGAATGGTCCATCTTCCGTATGATTTATTGTAACGTACAAAGTGCCCGCAGGAGTTGTTTGCCTGTATGTCTCTCCCTGCAAACTTGGCGGCCTTAACCTCCATTCAGCTATTGCACCGGCGGACTCATCATCTGGCAGATGAAGCACTTGCTCATTTCTGGATTTGTCTCTGTACACAGTGCCTCCTTTGCAACCCAGATCATACATAAGCATGTACAATTCTCCCACCTGTTCCTTAGTATAATGGGCGGGTACATTGCAAGTCTTAGAGATGGAATTATCTACCCATTGTTGCACTGTTGCTTGTACTTTGATGTGATCTTCCGGAGTCAGGTCTTGAGCTGTGACAAAATGCTTTGGCAACTTACCATTTGCGGAATCGGAATTCAGATAATTCTCATAAGGTCTTGCCAATTCCTTGGCTTTGCCAAATCTGCCAACACGCTCCCATTCCCAGGCATAATACGGCTCTATACCTGTAGAGGTATTGACCATAGTTCCTGTGGTTCCGGTCGGGGCTTGTGTAAGTAGGGTCACATTGCGGATGCCACTATCTGCCAATCTTGCCTGTACTTCGGCCGGCAGCCGCTGTATGAAACTGCCTTGGGCATATTTGTCCTTCACATAGAATGGAAATGTGCCCTTTTCTTCTGCCAGCCGTATGGAAGCCTCATATGCCGTTATCGCTATTGTGCTGTATAGCTTGTCCATGAATATCAAACTTCGCTCACTGCCATATGTGATGCCCAATTCCAACAGCACTTCAGCCAATCCCATAGTGCCCAAGCCAATCTTTCTTTCTCCCTTCTGTTGTTGCTCATTGGCTGCGAAATGATAAGGTGTGGCATCTATGGCATTATCTAGAAATCTGACTGCCGTCTTTACTGCGAGTTTCAAAGAATGCCAATCCATAACAGATCGTCTCTGGTCATTGTCGAATCTGACATATTGGGATAGATTGATGGCGCCTAAATTACACACTCCCCACGGCGCAAGCGGAATTTCTCCGCAAGGATTAGTACTTACCAAATCTGCATAGTACCAGGAATTACTTTCCTTGTTAGAACGTTCTTTGAACCACAATCCAGGTTCGGCGCAAGCCCATGCAGACTGTATGATATCATCCCACAATTCTTTGGCCTTTAGGGTTTTGTGAACAATTACAGCATCCTCTCCTTTGGTTTCTTTCCATCTCTGCAAATTTCCGTCCCAGTGTTCATCATAATCCTTATGAGAAGTGTCAGGAAATTCTAGATTCCACATGCTGTCGGCCTCTACAGCTTCCATAAAATCATCACTTATGCCAATGGAAATATTGGCATTTATGATTCTGGACATATCTCTCTTCACTGCTATGAATTCTTCAATGTCAGGATGCCAATCATCCAAAATAATCATAAGTGCGCCACGCCTACTGCCTCCCTGCTCTATGAGGCCAGTCACAAATGAATATAATTCTCCCCAACTTACAGCTCCAGAACTTCTTCCATTGGTGGCATAGGTTCTAGAATATTTGGGACGCAATGTGGAGATATTAACTCCAACTCCGCCGCCTCCGATCGTGACTGGGAAAC